TATGCTCCCCATGACTCTACTGCTACAGGTGTAGTAGGTCCACGTTGTGCTGTGCCCAAAAAGGCAGCAGCGGTTGTTGTTGGTCCAGTAACGGAAGATGTCGTAAAGGCACTCTCGGTTACGTAAACACCAGGTGAGGTGTATTGGGGCATAATTTAACTCCTAAGAAGCGGTGGGGTACAAAACATTTAATTATCGGTGTAATCAATATTAGCGATTACTTCGGTTGCCTGCTTGTATCCATATAAATCAGAGGATGGCAATTCTGCCCCCATCTGCAACGTGTAAATCTTACGGAAGATACGTTTGCGGTATCCTGCCTCAGCATCCAGCAAATCGGCTGTTGTCCAGTCCAGCAGTTCCATACGACGGTCTGTTCCATCAGCATCAATATGTATTGAAGAACGACGGAACGGGAAAACCTTCCTAATCATCATAGACGACAACTGGCGGTCATGAAGTGCTGTACGTGTGTATGTAGAAATCTGGTATACAAGGTCTACGGGTACAAATTCGTTGGTAGCAATGATTTTAAAGTTGTTTTTATTAGTAATTGAAGATAATCCCTCAGACTCACTGGGCCAGTAAGTAAGGGCGTTTGGTCGGTTTTGCCATCCCGCAGGAGCACTTGCTCCACCAGTAGTATTAAAATAAATTAACTCATTCTCAGAATGTTGACGGTTACGGGCATGAACGATGTCAATCATCTCAATAGTGATGAATGGGTATGTGCGCTCAGTCTCAGTATCGGGGTAGCGAAAGAAAACTTGAACAGGGCGGGAGCCTTCTCGGTCATCAGAAACTGACAAAGTAGCCAATCTCTTTTTAAGGGCTTCGTCTTCAGCAAGCAGGAAACCAGTACGCATTAGTAACCCTTCATGAATTCAGCACCCATTTTATTGTTAATGGCGTTCTCTGAATCGTATTGCGTTTGAAGGATATTAGAGCGAAGTAAAGGAGTTGGGGGGATTTGACCATTCCCGTACTCTAAGTTCATAGCAGTTTGTTGGTTCTTTTTACCACTTACCGTGTAATTAAACTCTCGCTCTTCATGGCTGTAGTTCACATTGATGTGCTTAGCGATGTCTTTCCAACCCGTATCAGAAGCCTTTGCCTGCTTACGAAGGGCACTTTGTTGCTCCTTGGCGTGTTCCTGAAGCAGGTTTGTAACAACGCTGTCGTAGTTATCTAAAATGTACTCAGCGTATGCCACAACCCCAAAAATGCCTGTGACAATGCCGTTTGAACCCGTGTCTGAGTTAGTCATAGAAGAGCCAGTCATTGGCACATCCTTACAAGGTTCTAGGCGTTGGACCCCTTAACGAGCGCCGTTAAGGTTATATACATTTTATCAGGTGTTGGCAAGTGTGGGGGGCCAAGGGTCGTTCTGTACACCCAGTGCTTCTGGACCTGGGTCAAACGGCATTTCTTGATTAATGTAAAGTTCCAAGCCTTCAACAACAACCATAAGGTCTTCACGAGCACGACCACGAACACGGTAGGACATAACAGACATGTAACGTCCGTCATACAAGAAAATGTCATTCAAGTGGTGTCGGTACTCATATGGGTTTGAGATGCCCGAAGTTCTCATGTCTTCTACAGAAGCAACTAGGTTAACGATTTGTACGGGTTGGCGACCTTCAGGGATAGCACGTTTGGTGTCTTCAGCCTCAGTAATCATCAAAGTAGGGATAATGATGCCAGGTTTATACTTTTTACCACCTGCTCCAGAGTTTCCTTCGTCGTAAACGTCATCAAATGTAGAACCAGCAGAAGCCGCTGTAGCAAGGGGGTCAAATTCAAACCAGACAATAGTCTCACCTACAGCGTCTTGGTAACGCCTGTAGTGCTTTCTAATATGGGCTAGTTCTCTACGAGTATCCATTAGTAAAATGCGTTATTAGTAAAGCCCGTAGGTGGTTCAGAATCTACAAATACGTCAGTACGCAATGATTCTTCTTCTTCAAGAATAAGGTGTCCTTCGGTCTTTTCAGCAAAGATGCGTTCCATTGGACCATAATCTCCAAGTTCTTTTGCCAAGTAAAGAGGAACATAACGGTTGGTTGTACGAGATACACGGCGAAGACTAAATTGGTCAATACGCTCAGGACCAATGTTGAGGTTATTGGCGTGCTTACGGTATTCCATTTCCCATGTTTGACAGAGGCTTTGAAGCATACGGAAACGCTGAGAACCAGGGATGTGTACGGACTCAGACGTGCTTATATCAATATCACGGGCATATTCTGTCATAAGGGCTTGTAAAGCCTCTACAAGCGCTCCTAGGCCCACTACGTCCAACACAGCAGGGCTTGCCTGTTCTAGAGGGATACGAACAGTAGGCATGTGGAAGTTAATTGAGCGTTCTGAGTAGAACTGAAGGTCTGCTGGAAGAATCCACTCATAGTAATAGCCTTCAACCATAATCTTAGTATTAGCCGCTGGAGTAGAAGTTAATCTTAAAATACCGTTACGGTTATCTAGGTGGTAGTCAGTAGTTGTAAGTTCTGTGGCGCTTGCTCCTACAGTGGTTGCAATCCAAACGGTATCTGGGTCAATGTTAAGTTGGCCCAGTTCATAGGTGCGCCCAATGGCATCAAAAGTGATTTGAAAGAACTTTGGAAAGTCTCGTAGGTAGTTACGGGCAAGTTCCATTGTGTGTTCAAGGGGTGTCTGTGCCATTATTGGTCTCCTGACCCTTCGCCTGGAATGGTGTCTTGGTATGGTTGATTAATTTGAGGCTGTGGGTCACGATGTCGGTGCGACATAATACGACGAAGGCACGTAATATCTTCTACTGTTCCTTCAGGTTTAGGCAAAAACTCCATTACTAAAGAATACTACAAAGGCTCATGGACCCCAGTATTCAAAAAACACAAACCCAGTTCCACCTGCGCCACCATTCCAACCGCCACCACCACGGCCTGTTTCAGGAGAGTGCGTTGCATCAGCGCCATAACCACCACGCACACCATTACTTCCTGAAGAACCATAAAGGTACTTACCTGCACCACCACCACCATAAGCCCATTCACGAGCAGTGCCATCAATACCAGTCCAAGTTAATGTACGTGCTGGACCACCGTTACCACCTACTGCTCCATACGGATAACCACCAGTTAAATAAGCGTTTGTTCCTGCACCTGAAGCACCACCACCACCACCAGTTGCGGCAGTATTGCTACCACTTGTGCCACCAAAGAAATCTATGTAATTAGCGTAAGTTCCACCACTCCAACCATCTCCCGAAGTTCCACCATTTTGGTTTTCAAGCAACCCTTGAGGTGGTCCTTCTTGACCAGCATTAGCAGTTTCAGTATGAACAGTTGTGCTTTGACCGCCCCCACCAACAATTACAGTAATAGGAGAGTTGTTTGAGAAAGATATGGAATTGATTAAACGGCCTTGTCCACTTCCTCCACCACCTAAGTTTGTTTCCTCTCCACTTGTGGGTGTACTTCTTCCACCGCCACCAATAAGAACAACGTTATAAATTGTGTTAATAGGAGCACCTGATGTAGCAGGTGGTGTCCATACTGAACCAGCAGGAGTTGCTGTTAGGTATTCAAATAAAAATCTATATGTTTTAAAAGATAAAACAGAACCTTGTGCCGTGGCATTTTGTGCTACATGTGTTTGCTGTGAGCCATATACAAACCCAGTAGGCGTTGTTGCACGAATACGATAATAATAAGTTGTACCAGGTGTAAGACCAGTAATAGAAGCAGAAACTGATTGGCTGACAGCCTCATTTACAGTTCCAGCGGACACTGTATTGGGATAAACACCACTGGAAGTACCCCATTGAAAAACAACTGTTGTAAAGGTTGTTGAGGTAACTGTGCCAGTTAATAAGGCTGTTGCAGTAGTTGTAGTGCCTACTGCTCTAAAATAGTGTGTTGTATCTGTAGGCAAGCCCGTTAGAGATGCTGACGACGTAGCAGTAGTTGGGTTAGACGTTGTTCCCCACAAATAGGAAAGAGTTCCAGAACTAGTGGAACCATTCATAGTTCCTGAGTTCTGGTTGAAGTTTGAAGCAGCGTTGGTTACAACAGTTGGAGCAGGCGTGGTGCTACTAGCCGCCCCCGTTACAACGATAGGGGCGGGTCGTGAAGCAGATGCAACAACGCCCGAGATTATCATGCTGAGGTCAAGTCTCCAAAGAGAAGCCAAGTTCCGTCAGTACGCTTCATAAGAGAAGCAGTAGACCACTGGTCACGCAATTTGTAACCCAATGATGAGTAAACGGTAACGTAAGAGCCACCAGTGGCAACAACTACAGCAGATGCTTCAGCACTTGTTTTTACAAGAGTAATAGTAGAACCTACTGGGTAATCAGCATTAGATGCCGTAGTAATGCGAATGTTGCAAGCACCAGAGTATTCAATAACATTATTGATGTCTGTAACAGACAAAGTGTCTGTGGAACTAGCAGTGCTTCTAATTGATGGGTGATAGTGCTCTGCTAAGTTTTCGTAAGAAGATGCACCAGTTTTTACCCATATCTGGGATTGTCCAGTAATCGTAGATGTAGTTGTATTGACGTATAAATCACCAACGTTGCCACCAGTAGATGGTGCTGTTGATGTTGTACGCATTAAATTACTTGGAGTAATTATTCTTTTATCAATAACTTGAGAAGACGCAACTGTGCTTGAAGTACCACTTGTTCGGTACACGGCAGCAAGTATTACATCTCCTACTGTGATTACAGGAAACACAGGGTTAGAGTTTGCAGTTCCTGTTCTTACAGCAAGAGAGCCTGAAGAATCAACAACAACTAAGTCAAAACGTGGACCTGCGGAACTACCAATACCTACAGAAAGAGTAAGGTTTGCACTGACTGATTTATATACACCATCAGTTACAATTTCTCCAGCAGTTACTGAAACTGTCTGGTCAGGAGTTCCTTGAGCGGTTACAACACACCCAGAGATGATTCCTGTTTTACGGTCACCTAGGGCTGTGAAATCTACACTGTCAGGCTCTGATTGGTCAATTACTGAGGCATCAGGAGCATTAGGAATATAGAAGCCCATTAGTTACCTCAGAGAGTGTCGTAGATATTCCCGTGCTTCTTTAAGTGTTCAAAAAGGTCTACGGGAATGTTGAAAGTCTTTCCGTCTTCAAAGTTGAATTGCTTTGCACCCCAGTACATTGTCCACGTTCCCTTGATTCGGGCACGCTTCAGGTCCGAGCCAGCGGCTGGAACAGGGGTAACAACAGTCTCTTCAACCTCGGAAACGGGTTCAGCGAATGTGTTGGAATTGCGGTTAGTAGCCATTTTGGAATTATCCTTTACTTTTTGTTTTTTATAAGTACCTTTGGTGAGGGTACTAGGCTTTCGCCGTTCCCCCCACCTCAGAGTTCTTTTGAAGTGGGGTCTCCTAATTAGGAGATTGCGCCACCCTTGGTGTTGATGAGTACACGAGACTCGTGGGTGATTACACCGAAGCCCCAGATTGCGTACCAAGCGAGACCATGCTCACGACCAAAGTCAATGACACCACCGTCACGGAGTTCTACTGGCAATGCAATAGCCTGTCCGAAAGCGTTGTCACCAATCATCATTGCTGAGTACGATGATGCAGTTGGGTCGGTGTTCAGACCAGCAGAACCGCTCAAGTCAACAACGTCAGTTCCAGCGGTTTGACCCTTAAGAACCTGAGTGGTTTCAATGAATACAACGTCGTACAAGCGACCAATTTCACCAAGCATGAAGTTACCAGGAGCGGCATACTTCGTTACTTCAATGAATTCAGGCCAGTCACGAAGTGCACGTGCCTGAGCAGGGTGTACGAAACATACATAGGTATCGCCCAAACGAGGGATGTTCTGGTTAGCAAGAACTTCAACTGCGTCTTTAACAGCAGCAGGAGAGAGCCAACCTGGAGCAGAAGCAGAACCGAGGGTACCTGCATCGTATGGTGAGATTGAACCACGGGCAGCAGCAGGGGTACGACCAAAGACTACGTTTGGAGCAACAGCAGCGCCGCCACCAAAAGGAACGCCTGGTGCGTAAAGTGTGTTGCGAGCCTGTGCGTCCATTGACTGAGCCATGTGACGACCAAGAAGGCGAGAAGATGAAGCCATAACGTCATCAAATGATGCGTTAAGAAGCAATTCAGTTACAGCAACAGACTTACCCTGTTCCTTAACTGTGATTTGAATCTGGCTTGCAGACAGAGCAACTGGCTCCATACGAACGCCTTCAACCAATTCGGCACCAACAGCGTCGTCAACCGTAAGGTTGTTGTAACGCATGAAGTTGATGGTAAGACCTGGCATAACGCCAAGTTCTGTCTTCTTGACAGCGAATTGCTCAAAGCGAAGTACAGGCATTGCCTGGAACAAGATTTCCTTGGACCAGATTGTCTGAATTGCGGGACTGAGTGTGGTGTCACTTGAGTAGCCTGTGGTCGTAATTGAACCGAGACCAGCACCTGTGATTGCACCACCTTGGGGGGCGGGAAGGGCCATTGGATTTCTCCTCCAGTAGTTGGGTTATTTTGGGGTTTTAATACCTGCCCCTGTTGGGGCGGGCATTCATGAGCCGTTCACGCATCTGTGCATACTTTTCCATTGGCATATTGCGGATGTCTTCCGCTGTCAACGTTTGATACTCCGTTTGGGTGTCCATTGGCCCAATAGGGGGTGACGTAGGTGTTACCCCCCGCAAACGACCCTGCTGTTGCTGAGTCGCTTGTTGGATTGATTCAATAATAGCATTACTTCTCTCACGAAGTACGGCAATTGAATTTTCAATCTCGTCCGCACTGTTTCCTGCTACAAGGTCAATCAGTTCGGGAATAATGTTTTCTTGCTCTTCTTGAATGCGGCGCTGGCGATGAGCGTTAATTGCCTGCATTTCACGTTCTTTTTCAAGGAGTGCTTCTTGAGCGGCACGCTGACGTTCAATGTCGTCAAAGCGTGCTTTATAGTCACTTTCAATCTGACTTAACTTAGAGTTAAATTCGTCCTCACGCTTAAGCAGTAGTTCTTTAGCAGAAAGTTCAGCAGTCTCACGCTCACGAATCAACTCTTGTTCTTGCTTTGCTCGCCCGTCTGCCTCTGCACGAGCGGCTTCACGCTCTGCGGCAATGATAGACATTTGCTCTTCCATGCTTTTCACACGGGTGTCAGCCTCTTCAAGACGCTTGTACATCTTGTCTTTTTCCTGCTTACGGATGTTTTCAACATCATCCTCGGTAAAGACTTTTCCGTTTGTCTTTGCCATTGCATCTTCAATAAACTGTTCTACAATCGGAGCGTCTGTAGGAACAATGATGATGTCCCCTTCTGGGACATTTGGGTTCTTTGCCATAGTATTACCTCACTAGTTTGGCTAATTGGAACTGATTTAGTGTAACTTTTTTAATTATCTTCGTCTGGGTTTCTACGTTGAGCAAAACGCCCACCATAGGCCCGTGATACCAGTTTGTTAATTAACTCCCCTTCCATTGGAGCCGCAGCACCAATGCCAGGAAGTGGTGCAGGATTACCTCCTGCACTAGATACATTACCATCTCCAGACGGCGCTGGCTGAGAGGTCCCATCAGGACCTGGCAACATGCCCGTAGCAAGCATGATGGCTTGTTGAATTTGAGCACGCATCATGTCCAAGGCACCTTGGTCAATAGCGTCGTCTTGCAATTCTTCAAAGATTTCACTGAGTTTCTCTCGTGGAAATTCTTCCCCAAGGATACGCAAAGCACCTTCTTTTGATTCCAAACCAAGAGCCAATTTAGACTGAACTTCATTGAGTTTGATAAGAACATCCACGGGAAGAGGCTCAGGCCAGTGGACTGTTGTTTTGTAGATAAGAGGGTCAGCAGGGTCTAACTGAGTCGCCTGGTCCTTCTCTGGTTGCTCTGCACGACTTGGGTCATACGAAAGCATGTATGGTTCAAAGATTGCCGCTGTACGAATAATTAGTTCGTTAACACGCTCAAGACCCTTAGTAAAGTGGACCTTTTTCATCATGAAACGGTTCATCATTGGCTGATACTGAATAGCCAAAGCAACACCTGATGTGTTGGAAATAGGTTGCATTTGACCAAGTGCTGTCTCAGGTACACCCGTAATCTCGTGCATAGTGCGCTTAATGAACTGAATGTATTCCAATGCACCAGACATCTCTCCACGAGACTCAAGGTTGAAAACGCTTGCATCTTTAGGAAGACCAGCCCAAACCTTCTTAGGTCCACGCTCTAACTGAGAAGCCTTAGCACCCGTGATGATGGTCACAGGAGCAGCGTGGTAGTTAATAATGTCAGAAACTTCCAACATCTTTTCATTGAGTTCACGGTTAAGAGGGATGATGTCCCAGATGTCAGATTGACCCCAAGGGGAAGATGAAATCGTTGTATTTGGAATGTGCACAATTGGAATTGTTCCAATGGCGTTAGGGTATTCGTCAATAAGTTCATCGTTGACAAACTGTTGCACCATGTCATCTGAGATGATTTCAGTAAAGGTGTATACCTGACGAGTTCCTTCAGGAGCAGTACCCCAGAAGCGATACTTCAATTTAAAACGAACCAAGCGGTCACGGTCATGTGGGTGATACTCAGGGAAACAGTGAGCAGGGTTTAAAGGGATAATACGAATACGCCCTGCATGGAATATTCCAATGGTGTCGGTGTATGGTTCTTCGTATGCAACCTTGACAAAGCAGTCACCTGTTACAGATGCAAGTTGTCCCATTTCCCAAAGAACGTAATGTTTTGAGTTGTGGTTATCCCACACTTCGTGAAGCAACTGTGGAATGATTGCTTCGTTTTGTTCTGGTACTTGAAACTGTATTCCTTTACCAAAGCAGAAGTTGGTGATGTAATCCGACATAGTACGGACATAGTTCATGTAGAACTGAGACTCACCCATCTCACGGCGATACGACCAGTGGTGACCAAGGTACCAAGCCCATGCCGCAGAGTAACGGTTTAAGCGTGGACCATGAACTTCAAACTCTTCGTCTGCAAGTTCCACCAAACCAAGTGGTGAAATAGCAACCGTAAGGTCGCTAGAAGATGCTCTATAGGATGGGGACCAAAAATCAACTGCCATGTTGCATACACCTTACCATCATTAAATGGTAATTATTTGAATTAGGCTTTTGGAGCAGCAGGCTTCTTAGCGGCTGCTTTCTTTGCTGGTGCTTTTTTCTCTTCAACAGTGGCAGTTACTTCTTCAACAATTCCAGGAAGTTCAACTGAAGCCTTGGCAAGAAAGTTTGCCGTGCCCTTGTCGCCAATCATGGTGCTTGCATAGGCAAGACCTGTAATGACAAGAGGCATGATTGCGGCTTGTGCGCCAGCATCAATGTTTGCCTTAGCAAGGAAGTATGAAAGTGCGCCAACGACTGCGCCTTTGAGTGTTTGGTCAGCAACTTGCTGGTTCTTGGTAGCCATGAAAGTCTCCTAATAGAAGGGTCTTATCAATGATACTACGTTTAACGGTGCAAGTAGTTAATCTTTTTTACCATACCCATTGGAATCATTATGCCGTTTCCACCATGGGTGTCATTCACAAGAGAAACAATCTTGACTGAATGGGCATCTTTAGAAAACAAGTAACCCACAGATAGTGATGGAGCAGGCTTAGATTTCAGTATCTCCTCATGACCAAACCAACCACTATCAATATCAGAAGCGTCTAACCAAAGAACTTCAACAAGTGGTGGAGACTTGGGGTCTTTCTTGCCAAATACGGCATCCACCAGTTTCTTAAAGTCAGGAAGGTCAGCCATGGGGTCTATTCTACACCTAGTAACTTGCCCCTATAGAACATGGTTCCATCGTGGATGGGAAGCATTTCAGGGTGAAAAGCCCCATCGTCTTCTTGATAATGAATAATCCCAAGACCTTGTTGCCAATCCTCTACACAAGTGATTGGGCGACCATCCAAGTCCATACCACCCTTGGTAGATGGCACCATACCGTCCACACGGGCTAGACAGCCAAAAGAGATAGCCGCAATGGTCTTAGGGCCATCCCAGTCACTACGAGTGCGCTCAGCCCACTCACGTCGGTGAATGTGACCATAGACCACACTGGACTTCTCAGTACCCAAATACTTGTGGGCTGTAGACCCACCCGAAGCCACCTTGGTGCCGTGGATAATCTTGATGCGATTATTTAGCCAAAACTGGCTTGCAGGGTATCCAGCAAAGTATTCCACTCCAAAGTCCTCAAAACGGCATAGGAAGGGGATAGAGAGCACTGGGAAGGAGTCAGGGG